CTGCGTACTACGGTGTTGACGAGTTTGCTATCGGTGAGTTTACTGGTGGTGAACTTACGACTAGAAACTCTGTTCAAGCAACAGGTAACGGAAGTATTATTACGATAGGACTAGAAGCTGACATTGACGGGTCTGCTTTATCCCTCCAAGAGATTAACGTATTAGCACTAATGGGTAAAACAGTATGAGTAACTATACAAAAACAACAAACTTTACTGCTAAGGACAGTTTACCTTCTGGAGATAGTGGTAAGGTTATTCGTGGTAGCGAGTTTGACACTGAGTTCAACGCTATATCAACAGCGGTTGCAACCAAAGCAGACACAGCTTCTCCTACATTCACTGGCACTGTAACGATTCCTGCGTTGACGTTTACGGGTACTCTGTCTACAGGCACGATTGACGGAGGAACTTACTAATGGCTTGGTATGACCCTTTTATTAATTACCTTACTGGAACCGGCACAAACAGTTTACTTGGAGACATAAAAGATAACGCAGGTAACATTGCGTTAGGCAGTGCTGGTCTTGGTCTTTTATCTAATGCTTATTCTCGTCTTGGTGATATTGGTGATGAGTCACAAGCTGGTGCAAACATTATTGCACAACAAGGATTACAACAAGCACAGTTTAGACCGTTTACTGTAACGTCTACTACTGGTAGTCAGTTTGGTTTTACTCCTGCTGGTATACCTTCTTATGCTACACCTTATGCACCTCCTACTATGTTTCCTGCTCCAGATGGCGGTGGAGGCGGTGGTGGGTACACTCCTCCGGGTGGTGGTGGCTTTACTCCTTCAGAGGGAATTGAACCTGATCGTCTGACAAGTAAATCTTTACTTACATCTGATGTCTTCCCACCCTCAGCAGGGCCCGGCGTAACTTTATCTCCTGCTCAGGGTTCTTCAGCACGGTTAAGTCTGGCTCCAAGAGAAGATGTTATTCAAGACATGCTACAAGAACAGGCAACAAGTGCTTTGCTTGGTATTCCTTATGGAGAGTACCAAAGACAACAAGCAGCACAACAAGCGTTTGGTTTAGGTGGTCAGTTCATGGGTGCTGCGGCACAACAACCGTCTGATCTTAACCTGCTGCGTGGTATGTTTACTCAGCAAGCTGCAAGTGCTTTAGGTGGTGGTGTTCCTCCGCAAGGTTTATCTTTTTTGCAAGAACAACAACGACAGTTAACAGGCGGCGTTGCAGCAGGCGGTCAAGGTCAGCTTGGTCAACTTAGCCCGGATGTGCTACAAAAGTCGCTGGAAAGAGAACAGCGAATAGCTAATGCAGTGCCTGCTGGCTTTGTTGCAAATAGCGTTCTCAATCCGGAAGCCCCAATAGGTCAGGTTGTTGGGGCACCTATCGGCTACACCAACCCACAAACAGGCGAAAAGATTTTTATATCAACCGAAGGTGAGATAACACGCAGAATAGCGGCACCAGAGGGCTATCAACCCCGAGAAATACCTTCTCGTTTTCAGGGTTTACGCGCAAAGGGGATGTCGCAAGCCCCAACTATAAGTCAATTTGGTCAACAAGCACTTGGCTTAGGTATGGCTGGCTTAGATACACAAGCCCCTTCTGATGTAGAAGCACTAAGACAACAGTACACTCAACTAGCAAGTCAAACTGCTGGTAGAGCTTTACAAGACACAACAGGACGAGAGGCTGATGTATACGAGCGTATCAGGGCTACACAGCGTCCTGAAGAAGAGCGTCAACGTCTTGCACTAGAAGAGCGTATGGCTCAACAGGGGCGTTTAGGTGTACGTACAGCTATGTTTGGTGGTGCTCCTGAACAGTTTGCTTTAGCTCAAGCACAAGAAGAAGCACAGAACAGAGCATCCTTAATGGCAATGCAGCAAGCACAAGCAGAACGTCAACAGGCTGTTAGTGAGGCTCAGACGTTTGGTGGTTTGTTTGGTCAACAAGCAGGACTCTCTAGCCAGCTTCAGTCGGCAGCACAACAGAGGGCTGCACAGTTGTCACAGCTTGGCCTTAGTGCACAGCAGATTGAATCTCAGTTGCAGTCTGAGGGTCTAGGCAGAGCAGCTACATCAGCACAACAGGCGGCTCAGTTGGCACAGCTTGCTGGTGGATTACAGGCACAACAGGCTGGCTTAGGTCTACAGTACGCTGGCTTGGGTAGTCAGTTGTCTCTGCAAGACATTGCAGCACAGCAAGCACAACAACAGCTTGCACTGGGTGCGTTGACAGGATCGTACATACCACAAGCACAGCTTATGAACGTAGCACAGCTAGGCATGACACCGATTGAGATGGCTCAACGTGGTCAGTTGTACGGTGCTGGGTTGTTTGGTGAAGGGTCTATGACAGGGCTTCAGTCTCGTTTGGCAGCGGCACTAGGACAAGCTAACTTGTTTGGTACTGTTGGTACTGGATTGTTGTCAGGAGCTTTGGGAGTAAAAATCTAATGGCTAGTTTTGCAGAATCGTTTATACAAGGGCTGATGAGTCCTTCATATCAGCAGGGTTTGTTTACTGCTGCTCAAGGTGCTGGTAGTTTTTCTCGAAGACAACAAGAAGCAGAACAGTTTAAACAACTTACATCTGGTGCTACTGGAATTACTGGAGTTGCCTCTAGAATAAACCAACTTCAACAGTTACAAATGGATGCAGCTAGACGAGGTGATACACCTAAAGCAAGTGTGTACGGAGCCGCTGCTGACAATCTTAAAGCCACTGCTAGAGCACAAGGTGCTAATCAGATTGCAACTATCATGCAAGAAATGCAAACGTCTGTTGATCCTGTTTTTATTAAACAAAAACAAGAAGAGATAATGGAGTTAGCTACTACTACTATGCAATCAGATCCTACAAAGTTTGTAGGCTTAGGCTCTAAACGTATACAAGAAGTAGATATATTATTAGAAACTGTGTCGGAAAGAAGAATAGAGAGTGTTGCTAATGCTCTTGCTTCTTCTAGAGATGTAACAGATATTGTTGCTTACGTAGATCAACTACCGTCTGCTGAAGATAATCCGCAAGGATTTACTCAAAGAGAAAAAAACGCATTGGTGCGTGAAGCTACAGGTTTAAGACAGGTGCGCGATGATCATCAGACTCTGGTAAGCGAAGGTGTGTTACCTAAAGGACACAAAGAAATACTAGATGCTAACCCTGAGTTAAAAAAGAATCCACAGGTTCAAGCTGCTCTTGATGTACTTGCCCGTAAAAACGATCCTAATCAAACAGTATCTGCTGGTGAGTTAAGGAGTGCTGCCACAACTTTACGTTCTGTTATTGATAATGAATTCGCAAGACAACAAACAGTAGATCGTAGTAAAGATAGGCTTGGCGCTAAAGCAGAAAGAATGGTTGAGAATTTACTAGAAGAAGATAGTATTTCTGAGTGGGTATATGGAGAAGATTTAATAGAGCTTGTTAATCGTGTTAGTACTGACGATGATTTAGAAGAAGATTTTCATTCTTTTATTGCTCAAGAAATAGAAAAGAATCCAGATGTAGATCCTCAAGTGGCTATTAAAACTGCTCTTGATTTATTAGGAGAAGAACACGATCTTCGTCTAGAAGAAGGAAGGCAAATTAATAAAGAAGAGGCAGCACAAGAAGCAGCAGATAGAGAGGCTGCTATTAATGCTTTGATGGACAGGGAAGACTTGTCTAGAAAAGCTGCTATACGTAGATTAAATGAATTAGAAGCGCAAGCCATTGGTTCTCGAAGTTTAGATCTCTCTACTTTTAATCCTATAAAATAGCGGAAGTACAATCTAATGGCTGAAAAAGGCTACACACAAAAATCTCATGTAATTAAATCTGGAGAAACGCGACAGCAAGTTGCTAAAATTTTTGACGTTTCTGTAGATGAGTTACTAAAATATAACAGTGCTGTTTTAGGTGACAAGTGGGACGCAGGTGAAGTAGTACGTGATCCTAAACATATAAAAACAAAAGTTAAAGAAGCTGTAGATAATGGTGCTACAGCCGAGCAGTTATCAAAAGCGTTAAAACTTCCTGTTAATTTTGTTGTCAATACTTTTGGCGTTTTACGTGAAGATGAACTACAAGAGATACCTGAGCAGAAAGAAAAACTTAATAAAATTTTAAATGAGATTGCTGTACCAAGACGCTCTGGTAAAATAGATGAAGTTAAAGTTCCTGCTCGTCAAAAGAAAAAAATACCTTCTCCTTATGTAGATTATCAAGCTACGTTTCCTAACGAAGTAGATCGCAAGAAACTTGAAGACACTCTAGAAGAAGTACGAGTAGATGCTAAAAGAGTTCTTGAACCTATTATACCTACAAAACGTGGGCAAGTTCCTATACCTGAACCCAAGGTAGAAATAGACCCTGTAGAGAAATATCTTAACAAGGTTATTGTTCCTCCTCGGGCCGGTAGATTTCCTGAAGTTACTGTTGACGCTAAACGTGTACCTGAACAAGCGTTAGCAAAAGTTACTGTACCTAAAAGAGCAGGTAAAGTAGATGAAGTTACTGTACCTCAACGTGAACAAAAACAAATACCTGCTCCGTATACTGACTATACAACTGCAATGGATCAACGTCTAGCAGAGGTTACTGTACCTCAACGTGAACCTGTAGTTGTACCTCCTATGTCTACTCCGCGTCTTGAGTCTGAATTAGCAGCCACTCAAATGGAAGCTATGCAACCTGTTCCCACTGTTACTCCTACTGTTGATCCCGTAGCAAAATATCTTAACAGAAGTAGAGTATCAAAAGTAGAACTAGGACGTATAGATGCGCCTGAAGATCCTGTTGAGCGTTACTTTTTTAATAAGCAAGCTAGAGAATCTAGAGATGTACGTGGTGCGTTAAGAGCAATAGCACAAGGAGTGACGCTTGGTTTTGGTGAAGAGTTAGAAGCTCTGGCATCTGGTGAAGAATACGATGTAGCACTTAACCGTATTCGCAAAGAGATGGAAGAGTTCTCTCAACTTAGTCCAAGGACTGCTTTGTATGGTGAAATAGCAGGAGCCTTACCTACAAGTCTTGGTATTGTTAATTCGTTACGTGCTCTTGGTGTTACTTCTTCTGCGGTAGCTGGTGGTTTAGAGGCTGGTGCTTACGGTATTGGTGTAGGTGAGGACGCAGCAGATAGACTTGAGAAGGGTCTGTACTATGGTGCAGGCGGTGCTATTGTAGGTCGCATCTTTGACAGTATATTTGATCCACAACTAGGCCGTCAGGTTGGATCTGTTGATGAATTAAACACGCAGAAAGCTAACCTTCAAGAACAATTAATACAAGAAGCTAAGGTTGTCCGTCCTACTGCTGAGTTAACTAATGATGAATTAGCTACTCAATTGCTTATGCGAGAGGTAGAATATTTAGGAAACACCATAGGAAGACAAGGTGCGTTACCTTCTGACTTAGGTAGTATGTTTACCCGTATGCGTGACTACGCTATAGATATGGGCGTAAACATGAAACAGTTTAATCGTGTTGTCAACTCTAACAAAGACATTAAAGTTTTACGAGAAAGGATTAACGAGCCTTTTGAAAATCTAGAAGAGCTATCTTTGTTAAGACAAGACTTGTTAGATATGACTACAGGTAGACTTGCTAAAGACGTTAATACAACAATACCACAAGCTCAAAGTACTATTGTAAAGCTACGTCGTTTAGCTTCTCCTCTTGCTACTCTTGCTGAAGAAACAGTAGGCAAGGCTTTTTCAGAGCGTATTATTCGCGGCATGAACCGTGTTGTTCGTGGTCAAACTGTGCTAGATAAAATGTGGAAGGGGATGGAGCCGTTCCGTGAACTAGCACAAGAGAATGTAAAGTTTAACGACGCTCTGTTAGATGTAATGAACTCACGTTTGTCCCAAGAGTTTAGAGAGAAACGTCTTAAAGCTGCTATTAACATTGCAAGAGGTAAGATTGGTAAAGGATCAGAAGACAGACTCAACCAGTTCTTTGATGACAATCTACAATTCTCTGCAAGGTATCGTAGAGAAGTTACCGCAGGTGAGTTATCACGTTTGTGGATGCACTCTAATGTGACATCTACTGCTGATGATTTTAGTCTTCGTTCTTTCAGACAAAAAGCACAAGCTAAATCAGAGGATGCTGCTTCTAAAAATATTCAACGTCCTTCTATGGAAGAGTGGAGAAAAGCAAACACTAAAAGACCAGTAGAGAAACAACAAGAATATGAAAATATTTTTGATTCTCATTGGAGATGGCAGCGTCAAACACTAACCCGCATGGAGCTAGGTAAACAGTTAGGTTTCCGTACTGTTGGTAAGCCTGTTGTTGCTCAGGGTAAAAAGACATTAGAAGAAACTGCAGCTAAAGAAGCAGGGTCTTTTAAATTGTTTGATGATCGTATCATTGAAGAAGCGTTGAAGCGTGAGGGTTTGTCTGACGTACAAATTAACAATGCTAAACAAATTATTGACGATCTTGGTATTAATGCTAACAAGGGTATGTCCCATGAGTTAGAGTTAATACGTAGTCTTGGTTATGTAGGTACTATTGCTAACCCATATGGTGCATTAATGAACGTACATGATCTGTTCAACGCATCGTTTGAATTGGGTGTGCGTAACGTACTAGCTGGTTTGTTTAACAAAGGTGGTATTTCATTTGACCCTGCTGACATGGGCCTAGCTCGTCAAGTCTTTGGTGAGTTTGTCCGTAAAGCTAGGAAAGGGACAGATCAAAAGTTATTTGGCGACAAGATCAGCGGTAACAAATTCCTAGAGAATGCAGCACAGGCTAGTGAGTCCTTACTTGAATGGTCTATGAACTGGTCTGGTTTTTCTAAGCTAGATCAGTTTGGTAAAAGCCGTATCATGAATGCTTCTTTTCGTAAAGCAAGACAAGATATAACTGATGGTTCGTTTGATACTAAATGGCAGTACAGCTTTAGTAGACCCGAAATAGACCAATTAAAAAGGGACATTGCTGCTGGTAACATCCGTAGTGAGCTAGTCCGTGATCTTGTTATGTTTGATCTGTTTAGGTTACAGCCTATTAATGCTGCCGCTCAGACTGCTTTTGGTTTGGCTAATCCTAATGCCCGTTTGTTTTACATGTTAAAAGGTTTTGCTATCAAGCAGTTTGATTTAATGGAGCGTAGGATATTTAAAGAGTGGCGTGATGGTAACAAGAAACAAGCCTTGCAAAACGCTATGAGATACATTGTGTTGTCTGGTGGTGGTTATGGTCTTGTTAACGAGGGCCGTCAGGTTATCAAGGGAGAGGTTCCTGATCCTGAACAAGCAGCTATGGGTGCGTTGTACCAGATAGGATCGGTGTTTACCTTTGGAGCTATGGGCGCTAATGATTATGGTTATGATAAATTCATGAGTGATCCTGCCACTGCCTTTATGAATAACATACTACCTCCTGTGGGTGCTACTCTTCCTGCTGCTGTTCTAAAAGACACGGCTTCAGTTGCTCGTGCTTTAATGGCTGGAGAGGTTCCTGATCCTATACCAAATGAGTCACTTGAATCCCTTCCTATTGTTGGTAAAACTATAAAAGGACTAACAGAAGAATGAAAGACGAAAAGCATACAGTATCTTATACATCTATTGACTATCACAGTATGTGTCAACGATCTAAAGATCAAATCAGGAAGATGCAGGAGCAAGGAATACCTACGCCCCATGACCCGAAAGACAAGCCAGAGGACGTAGGCAAGAGGGAAGGTTACTCTATCCTGTTTATGTCGTGAGGCCCCTCCCACTGTGGATCAGCAGTATTGACTACAGTGCAGGCTGTTAACATAAGAACAGATAAAGCCATCGCCTTACAACTCACAGTTGTCTCCCGTACAGGCCAGTTGTTGTGATCCCTCAGTCATATCGCTGGCCTCTTCTATGTCCCACGATATTTCTTTTGGAGCAACCTTAGCTAACTCGTTGTATGTCTTCTTGTCTATAGGTTCATAGGGTGGTTGTTGATACGCATGGTCTGAGTAAGGTAAGAAGGAGATACCTGACACCTTATCAAACTTGTTGTACAACCATTGACCTACCTCCAAGAACTCATTGTCTCTGTAGTAACAAGTCATTGATGGCTTGTGCTCACACCAGTAGTCCTGATATATCTCCCATAGTTCTAGCTGCTCCATAGCACCCATCTCTGAGGCTGTCACAGCGCCCTCAGGAGAGGCGATAGGGAAGGAGAATACCCTAGTACTAGGTGACATGAGATCGTCCTCTACAGGGACACCAGCAGCTTCTAGCACGGCACATAGTGGATCACGAGCATCTGCGCGTACTCGTCGTATATACTGTGCACTATAACGAGGATGGATACCACTAGCGCTGTCAACCAACTGACTAACAGTACCTGAAGGCTTAACTGCAGTAATTGCGGCAGACGGATTGATACCAAGTCTTGCAGCCCAGACCTTGTTAGTGTCGATAGCTTCCTGACGCATGATCGCAAGCCACTTCTTGAGTTTATCATTGTCTCCTCTCCCGCAGAGCAATGGGTGATCCATGATACCTGTCAAGGATACACCTAGCAGTGCTTCTTCCTCCGTGTTAGTTTTCCATATGTTCCTCAAGTATCTGAAGTCAGTGAGGGTAGCCTGTAGAGTTCCAAGGATAGACGCAATGCGTACTTTTCGTTTGAGACTAGCGAGCGTATCGTCTGGCCTGACAACAACTTCTGATAGATTGCAAAACTGGTAGGGTCGGAGGATGATTTCGCTACATGGATTAGTTCCAAAATCATAGGTAGCATCTCTTCGTTCGTTTCTTGCAGCTTGCTTTTGACTTGCCACTCTAGAAAAGACACCTCGTTCACCAGATTGTGATTCATATAAGCTACTCCACTCGTTGAGAAATGCTTGAAAGTCAGGCTTCTCTGTATAACATGCAGAGTTATTAGCTAGTCCTCGTTGTGGTTCTTCAAGCCACCATTTTCCATGCTTACATCGTCGCAGTCTGTCATCGCTGAGGTTGCTGAGACTGATGAGTGCTGATCGTCTGACTCCTCCGACAACGACGATTTGAGCAATCTTGCAGCAAAGATCGTGACATTCAATGGATGTAAGCTTTCTTCCAGCCGCTTGCCGAAAAAGTCCCACAGTGAATTGGAATAAGTCGAGCAAAGGTTCTGGACCGCTAGCTCTGCCTCCAAAAGTTTTAAGCGGGGAACCTGCAGGTCGTACTCGGCTAACGTCCCATTGGGGAACTTGACCTGAATACAACAATGAAACCAACTCCCTAAACGATTTCGCCCATCCGATCTTCGAATCCGCAACATGGATAACTGTGTCTGTGTCATGAAAGTCCTCTGCTATCTCAGGTAGTTTAGCTATGTACTGCCGCTCAACACTGAAGCCAACACCTGTGCCGCACATAAGGACGTACATCATCTCGTCAAATGCTTTGGGGTGATCTATAGGTAGGTAGCTACAGTTAAATCCTGCTACGTTGTCACGATCCAGTGCCTCTCCTGCGGTCATCAGTGCTCGCATAGATGGCATAACATCTAGGTTGTCAATGGCTGTTAGGATCTCATCGTAAACGTCTTCGATATCAAACCTGTTCGCAAAGTAGTTGACGTATCTCGCTACTGTTTCTTCCCAAGTTTCTCTGCGCTTCTCTTCCGGTAAGTACCTAGCGTACCGTGACTTGTGTATGTATTGTTGGTATGCGTCCATTAAGTTATCCCTAAAGTTTCGTTGATGATTGCTGCTTGTGCTAGACCAAGGAGTAAGTATACACCATCAGGGTATTGTTCTGTAGCTGTGACTTCAAATACTTCTCCGTCTTCATACATAATAACAACACACTTGATGGGTCGTTCTTCTTTTTCGTATTCTAAACTACGTGCTGATAACAACGCCAGAAAGTGAGAGGTTTTTATATCGTCGTTATTCTTACCACCAAAGTTACCTTCAACTATTTTCATTGATCATACGCTCCAGAAGAATCTCTAGATAGTGTATAGCTTTCCTTATATCTTCTACTCCACCCTTGTGTGGGTGTCTTGTAATGTACTTAATTGCATTGGCTTCACACCAATCCAGCTTGTTAGCAATAATAAAATCAATAGGCTGTATGGTGTACCGGCTGTAGTGGTTGCCACCTACTTGTTTCTTTATTGCATGGTCGTTTGGATGATACAAACTACCGTACACTGTCCTGCTTGCTTTGTCCCACTGCTCTGGGGTTGCGTCGTTAATGCTCATGCTCTTCCTCTAAGTCAAACTTCCAACTGTTAATGTTTACTTTGTCAGCAAACCTTTCAACTAACTCTTCAGATGTAATCTCTAATGCTTCCATGATAGTGATTTCATCATACCGTGTTGCAATCCGTTCAAGTATTTCGTCAAGAGTTAGCACCGTACTTCCCCCGTAGGTACGTCATAGACACAGGCATCTCATCAAACGTGCCGTTGTCTACTTCATTGAATACCCAAAGACCAGACCATGATCCGTTAGTCTGTGGGTTAAGATACTCCTCGTCGTGTTGATAGTATATACCAGCAAACAAGGCGGTCATTCTGTTTCCTGCTGCGTTTCTGTCAAAGGCAATGTCTCTGTCTTGTACATGTCCCATGACGCATGACATATGTTTCTTTTGTAACAGTAGCTTTGCATTCGTGACTGGGCGGCCCATAACACCGCTAGTAAAAAAGTGACAATAAGCAATGCCATCCACAATGACAGGCTGAAGATACGGAAAAACTTCCCAACCGCGCAGATTAAGATCCTCATAACTCATCAGCCCTTCTAGCTTTGCATCGTTCTCTACCGCACGTTCAATACGTTGCTCATGATTACCGATAGTAAAGATAAGTCTTGGCTTCCACACTTTCTTTTTTCTTCTACGCAAGCGTGTCTGCTCTGCTCTGATGCAATCCATGAACACCTGCATAGCTTCGTTACCTGCCTCGACATCAGCAGAGTACCGTCTACCTTCAAAGGACTTCTTACCTACGTCGTATGAGGACAACGATGGCATGTCCCAGTGATCTCCCAGATGTACGATCACATCAGGTTTGATAGCACAGGCATATCTACCTGCCCACCGCATGTGATCAAAGGGATGTTCTGGTTTTATTTGTGTATCAGGTATGACTAAGTGTCTCATCGTTCCCATCCTTCTGACCATAGGATTGGTACTGTTTCAAGCGAGTACCATCTAAATCCTTTCTTGTCTGCCCACTCTGCCATTGTGTAGCGTGTACCATCCTTTCTTCTTCTGGATCCCGGCATGGGTGTTCGGGGTTTTTGAAAGAGAAATACCAATTCCTCCTTTGGCCCAAGAGCCTCTGAGATGCAGACATATTTACGTGCCTCGTCTGATGTACGGAACCTGCCCTTTACTTCCACCCACACTGTCTTCTTGCGTGTCTTGTACACAAAGTCAGGTTCATATGTACGGGATACTGTGTATTTAATTGTTTGTTGTGGATGATACTTAAAGCCTTCTACTTTGTTAAGTAAAGCATAGACTTCTTTCTCAAACTTGGAATCAAACTTCACTTGGCTTCTCATACTTATCGTCCGGTGATCGCAACAGATACAGAAGGTTAAGACTTTCTAGCAGTCTGTCTTCATCCAGATCGTTGTCCCAATAGTGAGCAAGGCAAGCACTGTAACACTCCCACTCAGTAGAACAAGGATCAATGATCTTGTCTGCTTTCTTAGGACCAATACCATGTATGCCCGGTATGTTATCAACACGATCACCCATCAATGCCTGCTTGTACAACCAGCGCATAGCTTCAACAGGTTTAAATGCATTTAACTTTTTCTTGGTGTAGTCATACATAGGACAAGGAATCTGTTTGAAGTCTTTGTCCAATGAACAGATGATAGCCTTGTGATCTAGCTCAGTAGCCTTGATAGCAATAGCATCATCAGCTTCCATACCGTTAATAACCTGTGCGTTCCACTCAGATACCATAAAGTCACGGAGCAGTTTCTTGTGTACAGGTACGCGAGTGTTGTCACGATTACCTTTGTAGGGTTGGGTAACGGCAACCTCGTCCCTGAAGTTACCCTTACCCGTTAAGTACACAATGCTGGATGCGTAGTGCTCAGACAGATCCATGACCATTTCTGACAGGTAGTTGTCTAGGGTTTGCGTTGCAACGTTTTCAGGTTCTTCGTCACAAGCAAACCCAACACGGTACACCAGCATGTCACCGTCGATTAGTATCACAGAGCTTCCATCTCTTCGACTTCTGGTGCGTACTCAATTAGGTTGGTGATCTCTAAACGCTTGAGCGTAGCACTGCGTCCCTTCTTCTTGAGGTACTCCCAATCGTAGTAGCCAATGAGACAACGTGCTTCAGTACCATTAGCAACAATGGATCCTGACTGTACGTCATCCTCATCACTTCTGGGTGTGCGTCCCTTGAGAAGCAACTCTGTACCGTCTGGTCTAAACGCACGGTACTTGTTGTTAGACTTGCATGTTATGAAATGTCCACGCTCATCTCCCTTGTTGTTGATAGTAATACCCATGTCTTCCAACGCAGTTACAGCAGCGTCTGAAAGATTACAAACGTCAACAGTAAACTTGTCAGCAAGCTCGTTCTTCTGAGTCAGCTTAGGCCAGAACAAAGTGCAGTTGACCATTACATTGGGTGCTTCATTAGACATATAGCATTTCTCCTGCTAGTTAAACTTACCCTAATATTATACCACATAAAATAGAATTGTACTAGTGGGTATCTGCCCAACTATTACCAACTCTATACTCTCCGTCCAACGGACAGTTCAGTTGCAGGAGTTCACCTGCGAATATCATTGCGTTGACACAGGACTTGCCAATAAAGTCTGCGTCTTCTGGGCGGCATTCTATCTGCCACTCATCGTGTACCTGTGCCACTAGCTTGAAGTCAACACGAGCCAGCATGTCATACAGTATGATGATTGCTTGCTTCATTACCACAGCACCAGCACCCTGTAGTAGCGTGTTCAACGCTGCATGTTGTGAACGTACTCGTATTCGTCTGCCATCAAGACCAGTAAGAAAGCCAGACTCTGCATCCTTGGCTACCTGTTGTCGTAGCTTTGCCAGTGCCGGTGTGTTCTGCAGGAATCTCTCCTTGAGTTTACGTCCTGCGTTGCTGGTTGATCCTACTACGCTACCTATCTTGGCATCACCTGCGCCATACAGGAACGCGTATATAAATGTCTTAGCTTGATCGCGTGTATCTAACCCAGCAGCTTTCTGGTTGGCAGTGTGTATGTCACCTGTCAGTATCTCCTTGGTGTAGTTCTCATCGTTCATGTAGTGAGCCAGCATACGTAGCTCAAGACCACTGGCATCAGCACCAACAAGAACACGACCAGTAGGAACAGTGAACAGATCACGACACCGCTTGCCGTACTCAGCCCTTACCGCAGGTATCTGAGCCATGTTCGGATTGGAGTGTGCCATCCTACCGGTGACAGCGCCGATGTGTCTGACTCGTCCATGTATTCTGCCGTCCTCTCCAACTGCTTTAATCCACGAGTCAACATGCGATGCGCGTTTCTGGCAGAGAAGGTAACGGAGAATAATCTTTGCCTCGGGAATGTGAGTCTGCTTCTTGAGTGTACTCTCATCGACTTTAGGTTTTCCTGCGGGAGTGAGTTCCTTCCACACAGCGCCCTTACTAGCAAGCCGCTCTGCAATTTGTTGTCTACTACCGACGTTGAATACCGTAACTTTGTCCTTGAGTCTCTTCTGTGTTTTATCACTGATCCTCTCCTCTACTATGGGTGGGAACACACGTTGTAAATCATTCTCTATCCTGTTCATACGGGTAGTGAGTTCTTCATACAGTTCTATTGCACCTGCCTTGTCAAACTCAAAGCCGTTCTCTTCCTGATCCCTACAGATAAACGCAACGCTGTGCTCAAGGTCAACGCAGTGCTTAGTAAAACCAAACATCTGCATCTGTGCCATCAACGCATCGTGTAATCTGTGAGTGACATCCACATCTCTTTTACAGTACGCCACCATCTCTTCAGATAGTTCTTCCCAATCCTCATGTTCTCCTTTAGGAAATCCAAGCCTAGTTCCCCAAGCAGCGAGGCTGTGACCACCATCCAGATCGGGATGAAAGAGGCGAGAAAGAACCAACGTGTCCACAACTCTGTGCTGAGGAATGCGTATACCCCATAGCCTGTACAAAACAGGAAGATCGTAGCCAATAATATTATGACCACAAACATGTCCACCTTTTGCCAGTTCATCCATCAAACTCCTTCTAGATAAGTGGGTCAAGTGCCCCTCGTTTGATCTCTTTGTAACTACACAGTGTATCTTGGTTGGATTCAAACCATCTGTCTCTATATCCAAAAAGAGAGTATTCGTAGTAGGCGAGATCACGCTGCTGTCTTTCTGAAAGTTCATGACCAATCGTCCTCCTCTCCATATTCTCCTCCTGCTCCATAATCCAACGACCCATCTTCGACATCTTTAATCTCCTCCAGATCACTAAGGGTAGCATAGTCCATGTTGCCCACTGCTATCAAGTCATCATCAGCAAGGAACCGACTACACTCGTTACACATATCAACGAACTCACCACTGTTGCTGAACTTCTTGGTTAGTTCATAGTCTGTCATTATCTTATCGCAAGCAACACACCTCATTCAAATACCTCTGATAGTCTCCCCGTGTCCTTGTTGTACATCAGCGATGTGGCTGGTCCTGTCATACCGCTGAACCTGTTCTTCAGTACACGCACGTTGGTGGTGTTACGTACCATAGGATCTTCTGCTTGTGCGTTACGTTCTAATCCTAACACAATGTCACTCAGTTGTGCAATAGCTGCACTGCCACGCAACTGACCAAGGCTGGTGTATGCACCGTCCTCATGTCCCTTGCCTTCAGGTCTACGCAGGTGTGACACGATGAACATGGACACACGCATCTCCTGACAGAACATACGTAGCTTCGTCATGATCTCGTCAATAGCCTTGCGCTCATCACCGTTGTCCTGATCTGATACCAGTATGGATATGTGATCAAGCACAATGTACTGCACACCTAGTACCTTGATCTGGTATCTGAACCGTGCCAGTACGTTCTCTATCTTGTTGGAACCAAACGTATCCCACAGTACCACACGATCATCAAGGTTGAGGCTGTCGAATACCCTGTCTACTTCTGATGGTGAGTAGTCACAGCCCGGTAGGTGTATCGGCTTGTTGATCTGTAGTCCCACCAGACCACGAGCAGTACGATCAGGTGTCTCTTCAAGGAACGCCAGCCCTACCCTGTCGTTGGTCTGACTGAGTATGGAGAAGACTAGCTCACGCATGAACGTAGACTTACCCAGACCAGAGCCAGCACAGATGGTGACTAGCTCAGTCGGTCTGATCCCAAACGTCATGTCATCTAGTCCCTTGTATGGGTAGCGTACTTCTGCTTCTTCCAATGGTTTCTTCAGCGATTCACGCAGAGAACCCAGCATCACCATACCATCAGGTGTGTACGTCTTCGCTGCCCACCACCGCTTAACAAAGTCTTCCTTGTCACCGTTGACTAGGTAATCAGATGCATCCTTGTGCTCACCATGATGGAAGATCCTAGCTTTACCACCAAAGATATCAGCACACTCTAGAGCAGCCGACCTGCCGTGATCGTCGTTGTCAAAGCAGAATATGATGTGGTCGTACTGGTCAAGGAAGTCATAGGCTCTGCGGCAGTCAGCAGCAGCACCTTGGGCACCATTACGAATAGACACAACAGGATACTTACCACCGAACATTTGATAGGATGCCAGCGCATCGAACTCTCCCTCCACTACGGTTATGTATTGACCACCAGTAGGGAACAGGTGCTGACCATACAACCCAGCCTTCTTCCAATCCCCACCAATCTTGAACTGCTTGTCAGGATACCTAGTCTTCACCGCCACTAACTCACCCTGCGGATCATGATAACCAAACAGAATGTTACCTGCTTTCTGCTGTGCAGAGTACGCAGACATGGTGGTAGCTGTCAGCCCCCTGTCCTGAAAGCCTCTGTATGGCTCTGTAAAGGCAGCTTTGTCGAACCCTGCCGCTGGTACTACTCGTTCCTTAATGTTGCTCACAGAGCCTCCTGTGGCTTCTGGTGAGGGGGTAAACTTAGCACAAGCAAAACAGTAGCTAGACCCATCCTCATTGTAGGACAACGCATCACTAGAACCACAGTCCTCACATTGCTGGTGTAACTTTACGAATGTCATCAGTGTACTACCTCCTCATCACCGAACACGGAGTTGTATTGGGATAGCAACTCATCATCCGAAAGATCTTGTAGCTTATCAGATACTCTTCGCCTGTGAAAATAAACAAGCTCCATAAGTGAAACATGATAGAGATTATCCTCAACTAACTCTTCAATCATTTGTTCGCGTGTCATATGTAGTTCCTATGTATTAGTAATAGTAGTAATAGTATTAATAATAGTAATACTTAGTTATCTATATAGAGATTGTAGCACACTCAGCGCTGCTGTGACAACCTGTTTTCTCGGTCTTTTTTCGCATTAATCATACGTTCGTTCCACTCATCACTATCCCACGAGACAGTAGTGCATGGTTTTTCAAACACGACCACCTGACCATCATGGTATTTGTCAGGTCTAGTAAAAACTCTGTTAATTTTTTGTATATATTCTGGTGTTATGTCACACCAACTACACGCAATCAATTCCATTTGATACCCGTGCCTGTCATATATTTCAGAGTATCCAAACTCCATCGTCCCACTGTCACCATCAGTATACAAAACCTTAACAGTGTCATCGTCATACTTTTTAATCATGAACTTAGCACCAGACAGATACTCTGTAAACTTACACAGGTGTGCTAAGTCTCTGAATCCAAAGTCTTCTATAACCGATAGTCGTCTTTGCTCATCATTTTCCATGCTTGATTCTCCTGTAGTTTTCACCGTAATACTCCTCGACAGGTGCATCCAATAAGTCCTTGAACCTGTCCAACTTACCTGACCGCTTCAGTTTCCATAACGCTTTACGCTCAATGTTACGTACTGTTTCGCTTGACACACCCAACACCTCAGCGATCTGAGCGTACGTCATACCGTGTCTCATGTTAGAACCTCATCATCGATCTGTCTTTGAGCTTGACTAGCTTACCATTCTTACCACAATACAAGTCAATAAACAACGCTGTCTTCATTGCCTTCTTACTTGGGAACACCATGTATTCAACACCGTTCTCTGGCTTGAAGTCACGCAGCCTCTTGACCATACGGTACACAGCAAGGCGTCCCGGTCTTAGCTCATCAACTGGTTTGATGTAATAACTCATAGCTCATATCCTCCGTATATTTCCTCGAGCCTGCGGTACACACGATCTGTCCACTCGTTAGCACTGTAATCAGAGATCACAATCATAGGCTCATGCTCTGATCCGTTGTTGTATATCAACGAGAAGAACCCACGATAGTTACCGTCCTTATCGTACACCTCTAGCTGATCCATATCAGTCTGCGATAAGTTCTTCAGGATGTTGAGGTTGTTGTTACATCCCTGCACAGACAGTTCTTCCCCGTCCCATACGGACACTCTGTTGTTGTCCTCAAGACAGATACGCACCAGATCCTGCAAGACAGGACGCTCTCCCGGTGCGGCATACTCAGGTAACGCTGTATCAAATTGAACAATCATACTTCATCTCCAGTTTGTACACTAAAATCTAAGCAGTTATTTTCAATAAGATTTTCTAAATAATTTATTACCTCTGGCAGTGTGATTATGCCTAAATCTTTATCAATTTCCATTTCTAATTCAATCGTCACGATAGCCATGATTAATCTCCATGATCACTATGATGGTAGTCTGCGTTGCTTATCTCATCAGAAATAAGATCGAATATATAACTAGTGTTGATCCAATTAGTGATGTCAACTCCACGCGATTTAACTGATACCAATTCAACTAAGTCCTCCTCGTTATCAGCACTGTAGATTGTGTACTCAATGGTTGCGTATATAGACATCCACTCACAGTCTAACTCCACATCCATCACCTGATTACCATACATACTAGCTGTCCCCATCGTTAGCCTCCTAATGATGTGTGTAACTTACGTTCGGTACTGCTTTATCCCAACACGCTCGACACTCACCACACTTGTTGTCCTGCTTGGGTGCGGGGCATACGAACGAGTCAGTAGGGATTCTATTCCTGTGTACTGTTGATGTCAAGCTGAACCTCTTCGGTGGTGACCCGTCAACCATCGCAGCAGACACACGCACAATCAGATTGTCCGGAATGTCACCACTGTACTGCGACACGTACTTGGCCTCACGCGTAGGCAACCAGTGTTTAGTCTCAGGTGTACGCCTTGCCACCTCCACGATGTTAGACAAATGCCACACACCTTGGATGTCACCCGAGTCATGCCACCTAAAGTATGGCGCTTTGTTGATAGCTATCGCCATGTTCTCCACCCAATCAGGATGAGAAAGAGCATCAAGTCTACGCTTCAACGCCTTCTTTACATTAGGAAAAACATAGTTACCCTTGCAAGCATAGCAGTCCTCACACACAGACCCCTTCACCTTCATGAGCTTGGAACCAGTGTGACAGTTCTCCGCTGGTGTTGATGTGGATCTGCACGGAACCTTGCTTGGGTTAGCTAGTCCACCCACTGCATCTCGTGCATCAGTAAGTACACTCATAACTTTTTCTCCACGTATCTACGCATAGCATAGTGTCCATCTTCGATAGTATCCAAATAAAACTGATGGCTAAATGATCCATCAAAGTAAAGAACTACCTTGAATCGTTTTCTTCTTGAACGTCTAGCGCACTCCTTCATTGGATCCACTATCGCTAGTCTCGCATCCAAGCGTCCACATTCACTATGCATCCACGTTGGTTGCATCTTTGAATACAACGACTCCTCTACTTTTTCCCTCATAACATCTCCTTTAACTCCTTCTTGATACGCCTCGCATCATCACCACGCCACGAGGCAGCGTTCGATAGAAAGTAAAGCACCACACTCCTACCACTGTCAAGGTAATAGTCATCGTCAATGCTAGTCAGGTACTGCATGGCGTCAAGGTATGGCTGTGCATACGGTGACACCTTCGACCACGTAGCGTTAACGTCACGCGCTATCTCATGTATAGGTCTGCTCATCACAACTCCTCCGTAATAGTATCAAGTGCCCATTGAAAGGCAGATGCACGACCTTCCATGTATCCCTGCAACACTTTCCAAGTAGCAGATTCAGATGACTCAGGATCAGATTCTGCCTTTTCATAATAGTACTTTGCCTCAGACCGACAGTTCTCGATCTTCCGCATGAGGGCTGAAATTACTTGTTGCTTTTTGTCCATCACTTACTCCTCTTTAGCTATGGGTATACCCATCAGTCTCAATGGCGAGCCACATACCACACCACGGCACTACGACTGCGCCATCCATACAAAAACCAGACTCAACACTACGCCTAAACTGCAAGTAACTCAAGTCTGATCCACCACGTTGCCACACACGCAACAGTGCATGACGTTGCTCTTTCGTTAGTACCATCACCGCCTCCTTTTTTTAAATGCATTTAAATTTCGATATAGCTGGACGTTATCGCCCCAGCCAGCACATATTATCGCACAGCATAATAACCATGTCAAATAGACGCGCCTAGCGACGCTATGAGAGGCTCTGTATGACGCTGTGAGCAACGATAACAAAAGCAAGGGTATGGTATAGGGTAGGAATAGAACGTCGCTTAGAGAGCGATACAGAGAGAATTACGGGCATAAAAAAACCCCACCATTGCTGGCAGGGTTTCGGTAGGGGTCAGATTAGCTTGTCAATTCAGCGTAAACGATAAGCAGAAAGCAAGCTATCAGGATTAATCCCATGGTGTCATTCATGCGGAGAGGTCAAGGGTAGCGATGAACGCGGCGATGTCATCCTTGGTGTGCCCGTTGCTGAGCGCGTCACCTATGAACGTCGACCATAGCGTCGCCAGATCCTTGGCATCGTTGGCGGTTGGTTCGGATCCTTCACCGTCGCCTTCAGCTTTTCCAGCACTAGGGATGCGGAGCGCCTTGGCGAGTGAGTCGATACCCTTCACGCCCTTATCCATTTTGGCTTTGACTACCTTCTGACCGGCGGCGGGTGTCTTGACCTTGTGGTACTCGCACAGTTTGGCGTCCAGTCCCGTGGCAACCTTGAGGATCGTTCGCACCATTGACGCCATCGCATCTTTTGAGCTGTCAGTGCCGGTCAGTGTTTCCTTGTAGCCCGCGATGTAATCCTTCATATCCTGAACCGTGTGGATCTTCCTTGCATCGTCCAACAGCCGAACGGATAACAGTGTGGACTGGTCATTGTGGAATTTTCCAAACTGTCGACCAGCGATGAATGGTGCGCTTGTGTTGGATTGTACGTTTTCAGCTTTCATATCTATCTACCTTTAGCAACAGTGCGGAATAGCACCATGCACACAGTCTGAGGCTTCGTTTTTCAAATGTCAACAGATAATCAGAAAAAAACTTAAATGCATTTAAGTCTTGTCATAGGCCATGAGAACCCATCAATGGCGCTGTGTTGGTCGATAGTGTCGGGCTATATGTGGACCTTCATTGCCTCTCATTCTGCCTAATTCTGCATTGATCACCATAGGCCGGTTCTATTTTGACACCGGGGGAGGGGAATTTTGCAGTTCTGCGCGCGGTGGTGCCCCACAGATACAAAAAAGAGTCAAATTAGGCCATAGCAAATCTAGTTGTTTGTTCTTATTTTTCAATTAATTGCATAATGCAACTTGCATAATGCTAATCTGCACTGTAAATGTACAGAATCTGCACTGTAAAACCACTGTCCTACAGGTAATATTTCTTATTTTATAAAAAGTTCTTGACTTTTAGTAAAAAATATGCTATAATAATATGTATATATAGAACAATGCAGTTCCTATTTACGAATAACGTATCTAAATATTACTATTACATACAACAAATAGAAACAAATATAAGAAAAGAACCAAAAAACCCAACTAGGTTGAGTCTATATAGATGGATAACGACAAACAATCAGGTAAAGCGTCGCCAAACGCGACTAATCCTGTTGGTCGCCCTAAAAAATCTTCTGTTTCCTCCAAGAAAAAGGGGGGCAGAAGGGCTGTAGGTAGACCAAAGGGTGACGCTGCAATTATAAATGAGTACAAAGCGAGGATGTTAAACTCTCCTCGTTCTCGTGCCGTAATGGATGCTATATTTGAAGCGGCTACAGACCCAGAACACAAAAACCAAGCAGCAGCATGGAAGTTGGTAATGGATCGTATCCTTCCTATTGCTGCATTTGAAAAGGATATAATCAAAGATGCAGGAAGAAGTGCGATACAGATTAACATCACTGGTGTTGGAGCTACGTCTATTACACAAGGAACTGAAACGACAAGGGAAGAAGAAGATTCTATCGTTGCAGTCCAAGATCCAGAAGATTAAAGAAAGAATCGAACAGCTTACGCATGAAATACTTCACTAGAGAAGAGTTTAACTGCCAACATACGGGTGAGAACCGTATGGAGCAGGACTTCTTAGACAAACTTGA